AGTTTTTGGTTTTTGCAATGACGTTTTTACTTTTGCATTGTTTCAACAGCTTATGTTAAACGAACTAAATTCTCGTGGTGCTAATTTAAAGCTAGGTAATTATTACCATTCAGCTGGAAGCTTTCATGTTTATGATCGACATTACGAAATGCTAGAAAAAATCTCAAAAAACTACTTTAAGAAAGCTAGAAAAGAAGGGTATCCCACATTTGAAAAAATGACTTTAAATCCAGATTTAACTTGGCCAAAAATGGAAAAATTTATATCTTTTTTTGAAGAAAACCTAGACAAAGACGAAATATCGAGTAAGATTAAAGAGATTAGGGAGATTATCTTTCAATGAATATTCTTGACGAAGCTAACAAAATTATTAACGAAAGATCTGAAGAAAAAGAAAGACAATATGGCCCGATGGGCGAAGGCTTAGAGCGCGCTGCAATGATTGCTTCTGGGATGACTGGAAAAGATTTTACTGCCGACGATATTTTTGCTGCTCTAGTAGCTCTTAAGTTTTCGAGGCACTCATACAATTATAAAGAAGATAATTTTTTAGATGCCGCAGCTTATCTGGGCGCGTGGAATAACTACATTCAAAAGGGTTTGAAAAATGAAAATAAGTAAAGTAAGAAGTGTTAAAACTCCAACTCGAGGAACTCCTGAATCTGCAGGCATAGATTTTTATGTTCCGCAAGGAATGGTTGTTAGCTTACCTCCGGGTTATTCTTGTTTGATGCCAAGCGGAATAAAGGCTAATGTTCCAGCAGGCCATGCTTTAATTGCATTTAACAAGAGTGGCGTAGCTGTAAAAAAGAATCTCCACGTCGGCGCATGCGTTGTTGATGAAGATTATCAAGGAGAGATCCATATTAACTTGATCAATGTTGGCAGAGAAACAGTGAAAATTTCTTCTGGAGAAAAAATTATACAATTTGTTTTACTTCCAGTATTTTATGACACAATTGAAGAAGTAGAACTAGAAAATCTTTATGAACAACAAACCCAGCGCGGCGAAGGCGGATTTGGAAGTACGGGAGTTGAGTGATGAATTATTTTGTAGATTATGAATTACCAAAAAGTTGCAAAATCGGTATTGATGGATTAGAGCGCAATATTCCAACTCGTAAACATAGTCACAACGCGGCTTGGGTTCATTTGTATAAAAACATGCTTCAATCTGCCGGCTGGGAAGACGTTCACGTCTTGGGAAATCATGATACTTACGAAGGCTATGAAGCCATGATTTTTTATCCTGGAATTGCTTATTCGGGAGCCATTAATTTCTTTTTTGGAGTGGATGATAATGTCGTTAGAAGATTTTCTAGAGTTCAAGACTTTGAAGGCCCGACATTTATTTTAAATCATGAAATGCCCCTTATCGGAAACACGATCAAAGGAAGACTTCATAATAAATCTACTAGTAGTCGAGTTGGAAACCTTAAGCTAGACTTGTTAGACGATATCTGCAAGTCTACTCGTAGAATCGACTATGTAGAAAGATCGAAAAAACTTTGTTTTGGAGACAGCCACTGCTTCTCAACTTATGCCCCCGGGTATTCTGTTTGTCGAAACGATGGTCTTACACTTTTTTCTACTTTACGAAATGGAGTGAAGCAAACCATTGAAGAAAAATCGGGTATGATGACTAAAGATTTAACTCATCTAACGTTTTATATGGGTAATATTGATATTCGACATCACCTCATGAGACAAGAAAACCCTTTTGAAAAAGCCCATGCAATGGGAATAGAATTGGGATACCAGCTTAAATCTTTAGGCATTCCAAACATAGAAATTGTTCACGTTCTTCCAATTGAAAATATTTCTCGAAAACTTCCAAAAACTGGCTACTATAAGAAGACTCCATATTTTGGAACTTGGGAAGAAAGAACCAAACTAGTCAATACATTTAACAACGCTGTGGATAAAATTTGTATAGAAAACAAATGGAATACTTTCCATTGGCCCGAAGAGTTTTTAAATGATTCTAAAGAGTTGGATTTTGAATATATGGAGCGTCCAAAAAGTGTTCATTTAAGCCCAGTTTCTTATAGGTGGGATCTTTTTGAAAATAAATTAAATAGCTTGCATAGTAGCTAAAAATGGAGAAAAATATGCCAAAAAATAAATCAATTCGAGTTGCAATTGTCGGTGTCGGAAATTGCGCTAATTCTTTCTATCAAGGATTAACATATTATGCTGGATACACCGAAGGCCAAGAGCGCGACGGCGTTATGAAGAGCCGAATCGGAGGATATTCAGTAGCTGACCTCGATGTTGTAGCTGCGTTTGATATAGACAAAAGAAAAGTCGGCAAGTGTTTTAGAGAAGCTATGTGGGCTAAACCAAACTGTACTCCAGAATATGAACCTAATGTTCCCGATGGTCCAATAGTTCAGATGGGCCCAGTGTTAGATGGGGTACCGTCTTTGATGAAATCTTATCCAGACGATGAAGCTTTTAGACCAGCTGATTTAGAGCCCGTAGATGTGGCTCAGATATTAACAGACTTAAAGGTGGATATTCTAATCAACTATCTACCAGTGGGTTCTCAGAAGGCTACTGAGTGGTATGCAGAACAGTGTCTAAAGACGGGAGTTTCTCTTCTTAACTGTATTCCAGTCTTTATTGCTTCTAATCCAATTTGGGAACAGAAGTTTATTGATGCTGGAATTCCTTTGGTTGGGGACGATATGAAATCTCAGTTTGGGGCGTCTATTTTATCTCAAATGCTGCAAGAATTAGCTTTCGCCCGAGGACTAAATGTGAATGCTCATATTCAGCGTAATGTTGGTGGAAATACTGATTTCTTGAATATGGTCGATCAATCTAGGTTAAAGTATAAAAAGGTTTCTAAGGAAAATGTAATTCGATCTCAGCATGTTATCAGGGGAGTTGATCCAGAAGAATCATTCTTACATGCTGGCCCTTCAGAATATATTCGTTTTTATGGAGATAACAAGGTTGCCAATTTTAGAGTAGAGATGGAAGGTTTCCTCGGCGCACCAGTAATTCTAGACGCGCAACTTTCCGTAATCGACTCTCCAAACTCTGGTGGAGTTGTTATCGACGCGGCTCGATATCTAAAGGTTGCGAGAGAAATGGGGATTGTTGGAGCTTTGCGTGGGCCATCTGCCTTTACGCAAAAAACCCCGCCCCAACAATTAATGTTTTCAGAAACTCTTTACGAATGCGACGCTCTTTCAGAGAGAAAGCTTACTAGATTTACAAAGAGGCAAACTCAAAATTACAGTGCGGAAGAGTTGTATCAATCTTGCCCAGCAGGAAACAAGGAAGTAGATTAAAATGCCGAAAATCCACGAGCAAAAAGGGAAATTATTTAATCCTGAAGCTGGAAATTTTGAAGAATGCATTATTAAACTAAACCCTCGTAATAACTTTTGGTATCGTCCTGGCACTTTTGATCTTAATTCTATTAGAGAGTGCCGAGACAACTATAGTGAAATAGACACTTGCGGAAAAGTTGTTCTAGATCTGGGTGCCAATATTGGCGGTTTTGCTCGGATGGCTCTTCAAAAGGGCGCGAAACAAGTTATTGCTCTAGAGCCGTGCCCATATAATTTTCAACTGCTAGAGATTAATGCTGAAAATGCTGAAAACATAAATGCAGCAGTTTCAGAAGAAGATACTGATAGCGTTGTTTTTCATTATGCTAGTTCTAAAAGAAATTCTGTTTCTTCTTCTACGGTTCGACGCAGAAACGCTTCGGGAACCACTATTTCAGTCCCAGGCCTTTCTTTTGGAGGGCTATTAGAGAAATATAAGCCTGAAATTCTTAAAATTGATATCGAAGGAAAAGAGTATGATATTTTAGATTCGATTAAAGAGATACCAGATTTTGTAGAAGTTGTTGGTATTGAATTTCACAATACTCGAAAACCATATTCGGAATATCCTTCTCGTTTTTTTCCAGAATCTACTTGGAAAAAAGTAGAGCACCCTATTTTGATGTACGGACAGAAAAAGGTTTTAGATTACACATTTTATCGCAAAGTTGTTTAGGAGAAAATAATGGTTGTTAATGGTTTTGATATTGACGGAGTGATTCACCTTGGAGATAGTGTCTGTGGAATCCGCCCTGGTCCTGGTGATGTGATTATTACCGGTCGAAGTTTTGAGGAAGAGGCCGAAACTCTAGCTTTTCTTCGTCGTAATGGAATTAATAATCCAGTATTTTTTAACCAGTGTCATTATGATGAAAAAACTCGTGAAGGTTCTGGTTGGCACAAAGGCGAAACTATTAAGTTGTTGCATCGAGCTGGCCTCAGCATTCGATATTTTTTCGAAGACGATGAAGTTCAAAAAGCCGAAATTGAAAGAATTTTAGCAGAAAAAGAAATCTGGAATATGCCAACCAAAGTAATTCACGTTAACAATCCACATGTAGCGAAAGAGAATAGACGTCACTTAGAGGATTTACATGAGTAATTCTGAGCTTCTTAAAATGACTGATAAGCAGCTTTTTGATGAAATTCCCTCTCATAAAAAGCAAGATTTTATAGACTTTATAAAAGAGCTTAATCGAAGAGAGTATTTAGTTAGATTTGCAAAATCGTGCACCTTTGAAAGCTTTCAGCATTTACCTGGTACTTCTTTTAAATTTGGTAATGGTTTTATCGTAAATGGAAAATCAGTCCCTTATTTCCACCCCAATCGTAGCTTTCATGATGAAATTATTTGGTTGAATGAAAATCTTTTCTACAACCCTCATGCTACTTTTGAAGACAAGCTCATCAACGCAGCGATTGTAAAGTTTTATGGGCCATCTAACACTTTGAAGCTTATTGCTAGCGGAACAGGAAAGAATTTTGTAGATTATAAACGATTCATAGGAGACGCTAAGTATCTTCAACAAGTTTGTGTAAATTTGGAAACAGCTGTGAAAAATAAAGAGAAGATATACGGAACCACAGAACTAAGAACAAGCCTACAAACTGCTGCTCGAAACTACGCAAGAGACGTTGGTTCTCCAATAGATAAACTTGAATTAATTCCGTTGGTAGATAGAAAAGTTAGATCATGTCGACCTTCTGATATTCTTTTTTGGTTTACTAAGATCGGTCCAGATTTTGTAAATTTTTATAAGAAGACTCCAAACATGGAAGAGTCTTTCAAGTTTTTAAATTCTTTTAGAGGGATTGGAAATTATTATGGTTATCATTTTAGTTGCAATCTTGCTCGTATGCCCTCCGTTGGAAATTTAATATTCAAGGGTACCCCTGGCAAAATCGATGAAGATGATGAATATGTTGTTCCGGGTGTTGGAGCGATGTCTGCGATAAATTGGTTTTATGAACACCGCGGCCACTCTATAAACACAAAAGTTGGAAAAAAATTAATAAACGCTATTCGCGAACACCAAAATGATTTCTTCGATTTAAAGAAATCTGACAATTCTAAATTTTATATGGAAAAAGTTTCTGAGCTTGGGTATTTTACTAATTTCGGCTGTGAAATATCTTGCTGCCAGTTCGGAGTTTATCGAAGATTAAGAGAAGATAAAAAATTAGCTTTAAGAAGAGCAGCTGCACCAATTTCAAAAGAGGAAGTCAAAATGATTCTTACGCCAAAAACCCTAATGCAAAAACTGGCTCTTATTTCAGAAGATAAGCCTTCTGAAGAACACATCCAAACCACCAATCCCGCTTTAGATTTTTCTTCTACAAGCAAAGAAGATTTAATTCTTGCTATTGTCGATGAATCTGGAGGAGCTTGTTCACATTCTGCAGTGGCAAAAATGATAGAAGAAAAGGGATATACTCAATATAAACAGTCTGGAAGCTGGAAAGAAAGCTGGGTAATAATGAGAGAATTAGTTAAAAAGGGTGCTCTAGTTAAAGATGGAAAATTTTATCGGAGGTCGTAATGCAAAACGTGAGGTGGGGAACTATCATTCCCCTTATTGGGGGTAGCGCTATAGGGTGCTCTCAAGCCACTAAAAATAAGCCAGAATTTCATCTTAGTTATTCTGCTTTTGGCGCTAACGAAAAGTATTTAACCGATTATTGGAAAGACGTACCTCGTATAGTTTTAGATGAAGGTGGAGAAATCCCAAATCAGCAAATTGATTTTATCAACTCAGTTTGTCCATGCGCGGGTTTAAGTCAGCTTAATACTTCTAGAAGCAAAGATATGCGTGAATCTAAAAATTACTGGATGTACGAATCCGCTCAAAGGATAATGGGAGAACTTAAACCGAGAGTTTACTGGGGAGAAAATGCTCCCGGCCTTTTTACTAATTCGGGTGCGTACGTACGTGACAAGCTTAAAACCCTGGCCAAAGAACATGGTTATTCCTTTTCTCTTTATAAAACTGATACTCAAAAACATGGAATACCACAGCGAAGAGTAAGAACTTTTTATTTTTTTTGGAGAGATACTAATCCGCCTATTTTAAATTATTTTGATCAAACTCCTGTCCCTTTTGCAGAGTACATCAAAGAGATACCAGATACAGCAACTTTACAAGATCAGTTTAATATTGCGGGAAAAATTTCTGACAATTTTGATTCTTACGCTTTCGTTCTTCAGAAGTTGAAAATAACCCACAGAGAATTCGTGAAATCTAATGATTCCGGGTCTATTCATTCAATTTTTTCTTACCTTGCTGAAAATGAACTTTTAAAAGAGTGCATAGACTGGATAGAAAAAAACAAAAATGAAGAAACAGCTGAACACAGAAGATTGAAAGCTATTTATAAAAAAGTTCAATCTGGTGGGAGATTTATGGATGCTTCTCCGGGGTATTATTATGCTAGAACTAACGCTATAGTGGGAAGGACTTTAACGCATTTAGTTCACCCCACTGAAGATCGCGGCATGTCTATTCGAGAGCTGCTTCATATGATGGGGCTGCCTCATGACTTTGAAATGAGCGATAGAAAATCCTTGAATGTAATAGCGCAGAACGTTCCTACGTGTACAGCCCGAGATATGGCTACTCAAGTTATTGAATACTTAAACGGTGGTTTACAAATTGCAGAAAACAGTTTTTTAATGCAAAATAACTTAAAACAGGAGACCACGTTATGCGAGCCCTTGTAACTGGAGGTTGCGGATTTATTGGATCATGCATCTCTAAAAAATTAGTAGATTCAGGATGGGATGTTGAGATAGTTGACGATATGTCTAATGGGAATTATGAGTTTTTAGATGGCTATCGCATAAGATCAGTTCCGGTTCAGCTTGGTGAAAGTTTTGAAAACCAAGTCAAAAAGCAAGAACATCAAATTTTAGTTTTGGTTGGAGATTTTACTAGCTACGAAGTCGTTAGAAGAATTGTGGAAAAAAAATATGATGTAATATTTCATTGCGCAGCCAATCCACGCGTAGAATACTCAGTTCAAAACCCTGTTGAAACAACAGACGAAAATCTAACTAAAACAATTAAGCTTTTTACTCACTCTATTGGAAACGTCAAAAGGATAGTGTTTTCCTCTAGTTGTTCAATATACGGTGATCCGTGGACTCTTCCTACTACAGAATCTCACGGAAAAAATCCAAATAGTCCATACGCGCTTCAAAAGCTTTGTGTCGAAGAGTTTGCGCGACTGTATTCTAAAACTTATGATTTAGACATAGCTTGTTTGCGATACTTCAATGTTTATGGCCCTTATCAATATGGAGGGTCTCCATATTCTACAGCTATCGTATCTTGGTGTGACAAAGTAAAAAATGGTTTACCGCTTCGCAGTGATGGTGATGGAACGCAGTCTAGAGATATGGTTTTTGTAGAAGACGTTGCGAGAGCAAATATTTTAGCTGCGACTCATAAAGAAAACTTTAGTGGAAAATGCATTAATATTGGAACTGGAGCTTCTTATACTAATAATCAAATTTTAGATATTTTTAAGTCTAAGTTTCCCGACATAGAAATTAGTCATGCACCAGAAAGATCCGGAGACGTAAAACACACTCAGGCATGCACAAAAGAAGCAAGGAATTTTTTAGGATTCAGAACTGAATATTCTTTAGAAGAAGGTCTAGAAAAAACTTTTGACTGGTGGGAGATTTGATGAAAAATGAATTTGTTATGTTTGTCGGACCCATGTTTGGTGGGAAAACTACTAAACTTTTAAGCGCGATAGACAGATATCGATATCAAGGTAGAGACATTCATGTGTTTAAACCGATAGTAGATGAAAGATATTCTAAGGAAGAAATAGTAACCCATTGGGGAACTAAAATTCCAGCTACTAGAATCACCTCTCCAGTTAGCAGCCTTCATCCAGTATTTGAGCCTTTCTATCACCTTAAAGAATCTTGCGTTTTAGCAGTAGATGAAGCTTTTATGTTAGAGGGAGTTGGAAAAGTTTTGGTCGACCTGTTTAGAAGAGGCCACACAGTGCTTGTTTCTTCTCTTCAGCTTTCTTCTGATTTTACTCCATATAAAGAGCTTCAAACCATGCTTCCGTACGCTACAAAAGTAGAAGTTTGTCCGGCAGTATGCTCTACGTGCGGCGCAGACGCGCACTATACTAAAAAGGTTGGCGGTCGTTCTGATCACGCAATCGAGGTAGGGGGATCAGAGATGTATCAGCCTAAGTGTTTAGAGCATTTTTATTTGGGATAATTATGAAATTCTAGTTAATTCTAGTTATAATTTTATTGAAGGATATTTTAACATTGTCAGACAAACACCACAAATCATCTTGGAAGTCTAGATCTTCTCTTGCTGTTACCCCATGGGGATCTGAGATCCGATGGGCTGCAACTGCCGGAGTAAATGGAAAATGCCTCAGCATTAACAAGGGCATGAGAACAAGC